CATAAGAAATATGTTAAATGTGGACTTAAACTATGTAAAAGGTTTATCAACCAAATTAAACTTTTTACCAAAAGGAGTTAATCATTAAACAATATAAACAATTAAATCCATACAGCATAAGAACACAGAATAAATTGCTTACAAGAATTAAAAATACTTTTTCTTCTAAACCAAATGAGGTTAAAAAACTAGAGGAAGTAAAAAAAGCAATGAAGAAGAAAAGAAAACTTGCAAAGAAAATGCGACAAAAAAATAGGAGAAAATAATGGAATTTGAAATTAAAGATGGCATCCCTATACCAAGACCAGTAGGGAAGCCTTTAAAGTATGACTTACCTTTAAAGGACATGGGTAAGGGTCAAAGTATAGAAATACTTCTAGCGAAGTCTAAGATAGCTTCTGAGGTAAAAATAATAAGAAACTACTGTTTAAGGTTTACACACAAAAATCCTAACTATAAGTTTACTGTAAGGCAGTTAGATGATGGAGTAGGCATATGGAGACTGTAAGAGATTTAGAAGTTATAGAAGAACAACTAATCAAAGCAAAAAAAGTGCTTGATGAAAGTCAAGCAATGGTAAAGAAAATGCAGGACATAGTTTTCTGCATGGAAGTAGAAGCACAAGAGTTAAAAGAAGAAATAGAGTTTCGCCAAAATATACTGGAAAGTGAAATACACCAATAGACATAACATACCGCAAGAGATAATTAATGCGGTACACAATGACAACTATAGCAGGGGGAAATCAACCATATCTGCTACTGGTTTGTTGCAACCACCAAGGATTAGATTGTTGGCACAAGAACATTACGACAAGCTTACGATAGATGTATCAGATGAAATATGGAAACTACTAGGACAATCAGTCCATACCATATTAGAAAGAGCCAATGAAGATAACGAGGACACCATTACAGAACAAAGAATGTTTGCAACAGTAAAGGACTGGACTGTTAGTGGTCAGACAGACAGCATAGATGTTAAAAGTAAAATACTAAAAGATTATAAAGTGACTTCTGTTTGGTCTATTGTATCTGCTTTGAAAGAGGGTAAAGCAGAATGGGAACAGCAACTTAATATCTATGCGTATCTCTACAAGCAGAACACAGGAAAAACTATAGACCAGTTAAATATTATTGCGATAGCTCGGGACTGGAACAAAAATCAGTATCTTCGTAGCGGTGGAGATTATCCGCCATCCCCAATTACAGTTTTAAATATAGATTTATGGAGTGATGAAGAGCAAGAAGCTTTCATCAATCAAAGAGTTTCGATTCATCAAGAAGCAGAAGTGGATTACCTTATCAATGATAAGCTTCCATTATGTACTGATGCAGAAAGGTGGAGAAGAAAAGATACTTATCGTGTGGAAAAGAAAGGTAGAAAGAGTGCTGTTAGAGTGCTTGATACCCAAGAAGAAGCTGATAAGTATATAGGTGGTCATAAAGATAGTAAGTTGCTAAAAGTTGTAGAAGCTAAAGGCGAGTGCATTAGATGTGCTAACTATTGTGATGTGGCTGAATTTTGTAATCAATATAACGAGGAAAGCAAATGATTGAACTACAAGCAAAACCAATTAAAAAGAAGATGGTACTAAGCATAGACATAATCTATTGGCTAACGGAAGAATGGTCAACAGAAGAAGTTATTGAATTAGGTATTGGCATAAAGCAAGGTCTTGAATGGGAAATATTTGATTGTATAGGCGATTATCTACCTATCAATTACATACATAACTGGGAAGAAGTAAAACCTATTTTAGATGAGCAAACAGAAGAAGGTATGCCTTTAGGAGATTATGCTGAACAAGAGTTTGAGTTAATGTGGCAACATCACAAAAACCCTAAATATGAATGGCATTATGAATTTTATTATGGAGAAAGCAAATGAGTAAAGAAATTACTTATAAAGAGGTATGGGACAATCTATCTAAGATTGACTGTAGCGATAAGATAGAGAAGAAGATGAATTTGTCTTATCTATCTTGGGCGTGGGCGTGGGGAGTTTTGCAAGAGCATTACCCACAAGCACAATACTTATTCTATCAAGGCGATGATGATGTGCCTTATGTTAAGTACCCCGATGGGACAGCAGAAGTTAGATGTAGAGTTTCTATAGATAACTTGTCAAGAGAAATGACACTATGTGTTATGGATTTTAAGAACAATGCTGTTCAAAATCCTAATTCTTCGCAGGTCAACAATTCTAAGATGCGTTGCTTAACTAAGTGTTTAGCTATGTATGGTCTTGGTCATTATATCTATGCAGGGGAAGATGTCCCTAAAGAAGATAAAGAGCCTGTAAAGAAAGACAAGCCTATAACAGAATTAAAAAATGTTGTAGAAGAAAAATCAAAACCAGTAGAAACTCCAACAGAAGATGTTGAAGTAGATAAAGGTTATGGAACAGAAGCTTGGGCGGAGTTATTTGTCAAAAGCTTTTTAGAGTTGGCAAAACTCAACAAGACTAAAGATGCTATGACATCTTATTATAAAACTAACACTAAAGATTTGGCGACATTGAGGGATAGCTTTCCTAAGATTAAAGCTGATTTGGATAGTGAACTTAAAACAATCGTATCAAACCTAAAGGAGGATTAATATGTACGACAATAAAAACCAAAGTGATGGAGCAATCTACACTAATAACTACAAACAGAATGATAAACAGCCAGATTGGACTGGTAAGGTAGAGATTAGTAGGGATATGCTTAAAGAGTTAGTAACCATTGTGAAAGAAGGTGGAAGCGGAGAACTAAGAGTGGCTTTATGGAATAGAACTTCTAAGAGTGGCAATGAATACAAGTATGCTAGGTTAGACATTCCGCAAAAGAAAGAAGAGCCTAAAGAAGAGCCAGTAAAGGATTCAAGCGATGATATTGAAACCTTTACAGATGATGATATTCCATTTTAGAGGAGGGATTAATGGGTAAATCAAAAGCATTTAAGAAAGCATTGGAAGATGCTTTGAAGAAAGAGGGAGTGAAAAATGAGTGGATGGAAAAACATCTGCTCATTGATTCACTAGATTTAGATAAACCAAAGAAAAAAAAGAGGAGAGATAATCATGCCAAAATGTGATAAATATACTTACGGCAAAGACTTGATGGTGAAGGTAGAAGAAAATATAGACGAGTATATATTTTTTGAATTCATGTCTGCGTACAAAACTTTGATGGAACAAGTTAAAAATGTCAAAGATGGTATGGGAACTACATCCCATGAACACCTTATGGACTATCTGTTTATGAAGATAGAAGATGAAAGACATGAACACTTTAAAAACAAGATGGGGGTTTAAATGGATAGAAGAAACATACCACCACACCTAAGACATCTATCTGATAAAAATCTAAGAGGATTGTTTTACTTATTTAGAGCAAGATAATGGATGAACAGATAGAGAATTGGCAAGTACAAATAAGAAATGTCGCTCCTATGATGCAGAAAGCTGAATACGAATTGTTGAAGTCAGAAGCAGATGTTAAAAGAGTAATAGCTTTATGGAAAGCTGTTGCTCTTTCAGAGGGCATTAAAACTGCAAGTGGTCAAGATAACTTTGCAGAAAACAAAGAAGAAGTGTATCAATCTAGGTTAGCTGTAGCGGTTGCTAAAGGTCAACTAAGTGCAGTCAAGGTTGAGTTAAGAGCCTTAGAAGTAGGGTTTGAGGAATGGAGAACTAAAATGGTTAATGCTAGAGAAGAGCGTAAGAGGTATGGTGCATGAAGATTAATCCTAAAACACAAAAAGAAGCAGACTTGTTATATGAAAAGCTATCACATGAAATGACAGATGAAGTTATCTATCAAGATGGACAGGCAACAGAAAAACAAGCTAAAGCTACATATTTATATTGGCTAGATAAAGCCAAACAAGTAGAAAGGTTAGGATTTAAACCTACTATAGATAGTGATGTTTTTTTTCCTGTGGGTAATGTTCCTACAGGTTGGTATGGAGCATGACAAAGGGTAGCAAACAAAGACCCTACGACAAAGATAAGTTTAACGAGAACTTTGAAAAGATATTTGGAGACAAGAGAAAGAATGTCAATAAAGGGAAGAAAGCCAACAAAGAAAGAAGCTGAACACATGGACAAAGTAAGTCAGTTAGGTTGCATTGTTTGTAGGAGTATGGGTTTGGGTATAACACCTGCTGAAATACACCACATAGAGGGTAAGACAAAGGCTGATTCACATTTTAAAGTATTACCCTTATGTTTTGGGCATCATAGAGAGGGCGGAAGATTTAGACCCTTTATTAGTAGACATCCATACAAGAGAAGATTTGAAGATGCTTACGGAAGAGAAGCAGAGTTGTTAGAACAAGTTAATAAGTTGTTAGATGAAGATTGATTTACCTTTAGAGGTTTACTACACAAAGAATAAGAAGTTTATCCTTAACTTAAACAACTATCGTAATGCCCATTACAGAATACTATCTAATGCCAAAAAGATTTATGCAGACAATTTAGTTGATAGGATTAGTTATCCTACATATAAAGAGCCTGTTGTATTGATTTACACCTACTATGCAAAAAGCAGGAGAAGATTAGATGTGAGTAATCCTTGTTCTATTATTGACAAGTTTACTTGCGATGCTTTGGTAAAAGCGGGAGTCTTAGAGGATGATAGTAGTAAACAAATTAAACAAGTTATTTACAAATATGGGGGGATTGATAAAAACAATCCTAGATGTGAGCTTGAAATCGCAGCGTCCCAGCAGCAAAAGAAATATTTACCAGTCAATGATTAATCCCAGGGATGGAGCAAATGCTAAAAGACATACTACAAGAAAAATTAGATAAACGAAAAAGGAAATGGTGGGAGTGGCACAAAAAGAATCCACAAGTTTGGGATAAGTTTGAATCTTATACCTTAGAGGCTATCAATAGTGGTAGGAAAAAGTATTCGCATTGGGCGATAATCAATCGTATTCGTTGGCACAATGAGATAGAAACTAGAGGTGGGGACTTCAAGATAAGCAATGATTACATCTGTTTCTATGCCCGTTTATTTCATGCTAGACATCCACAATACAAAGACTTCTTTACATTGAAACCATTGAAAGAAGAAAAGGATATGGCTATGTTAGAGGTTAAGACTGAAAATAGGAATGTTAGCTTTCTTCCTAAGTTGAGGAACCATAGCTAGTCGCATATCTCTTTCTAGTTCTAAATCTCTAATTAAGTCAGACTTAACTGTTATAGATAGATTTTCATCTTGATAGATTCTATCTCTACGCTTTCTCCAGTTATCTAAGTATCTTTCTATTGACCTTACTTGTCCTTTGACATTCAACACACCCTGCATATTGCTTCTGTAAGCTGATAGTTCATCAAATCTTCTTTGTTTTTGTAGAGAGTTGATAGTTGCTACTGCCCTGTCAACCTCTCCTCTTAACTCATAAAACTGTTGCTGATAACCACCCGACTTATCTAAATCAAGTAATAGTCTATTAAAGACTGGCATTTTACTTAGTTGATAGTTGGAAGGTATTAGAGGACTTCCTGTAGCTCCTCTAGTGATAGTATCTACAACACTTAATACATATCCACCAAGTGTTCCTGTATAACCTCTCATAACGTGCTCTATCTTTGCAGGAGATAAATTAAGAGCTTCACCCATTACTCTTGCAAACTCATTGGTAGTTGGTCTTGATTGTAATCCAGGTTCTTTTTTTTGTTGATAGTAGGGTACTATTTCTGTATCAGTAAAAGTATTTCTGTTATTTATTACTTCTGATATAGGTTTTAATAATTGTATTCCACCACCAGGTTGAAAGAATGGTATGTTAAAAGAAGTTTGAGCCTGTCTGCCAATAGATGTCATAGCTTCATCAACAGACTTTCTTGTAAAAGCATCATCTCCCATAGTCATATCAAATACTCTTTCTGGTATAGCTTTAAATAACATACCTACTTCAAATGGAATAGGTATCTTAACTGCATTGCCATTGCCTATAGGCATGACCCAGTTATCATCTCTTACTTCTCGTTTAAGATTTTTGTATTCATCTGTATCACTTACCATCATGTAGTAAAGTGCCGTTAGACCTACAAGTAATCCTGCATTAAAGAATGTTCTTCTAAATATTCTTGATTGCACATCTTTTAGTGATTCTCCAATCTGTTGTTTTTCTACAGCAGAATATTGACCAGTTAATCCTCTATGTAATACATCAAGACCTTGTATTCTTGCATTTAAAAATGGTATTGCAGCAGTAATAATTCTAAATAATGAATCAGAACCACGCCTTCCAAAGTTAATTATTTCTTGTGCTTGATAAGCCGCTTCTGATTGTGCAACTGCTTCTGATAAGCCTTGTTCTTTTAACATTTTATAAACACCATCATAGACTGCTTTACGAGTTGCACCATCTGATTTAGTGGTAAGTGCTCCAAGACCATCCCATAGCTTAAAGAAAGCACCTGTAGGAGACATACCATTATTTGGTGTGAGTCCTTGTTGTCGCATAGTTCTAGTAATAAATTGTTTTACACTACCCTCATCAACAGAATAATCATAGCCACCAAGAACACCAAACTGTTCTAGTTCTTCCATGCTACCAAACATATTTTTAACTGAATCAATGATAGGCGTATATGGTGCACCACTTGTTACAGCAGAAGATAAGGTATCTCTTAAAATATTTATAACAACAAAACCTGGGTCTCTTGTAACTGTATCTCTAAGCAATCCTGCTGGTACTGCTAAAAATTTTCCTATGGCACCTGGAGCTACTCCTCCAACATTTTGTAAACTATAGACCAGTCTAGGGTCATCTACCTGATAGTGTTGCTTGTTACCATTTTCAAAGAAGAATAAGCTATCAGCTTTACCTGCGTCTTTTGCAGATATTTTTTGAGCTAGTCCCATTGTTTCTAAATCTCTAACTATTTTATTCATTGCATCATTTTTTAATGCTGCTGTAAGAATAGATAATGAGTTTCTTGATATAGCTTCTATTGGGTCTGCATCAATAATTTCTTCTGAACCTTTTATTTGTATATCTAATGGATTTCCTGGTAGTGAACCACCTGCAATTTTAGGTCCTTTAATGCCGCTATCATCAACCATTTGCCTATAGAAAGGATAATAAACAGAATGTTCTCTCCATAATGCAGATTGTTCTGCACTTAAAATACCTTTACTTTCTGCAAGTTTAATTAAAGCATTATTCCAATTTTGATAATTATTATAGACTTCTAATATTTCAGGATGTTGTTGTTCTATTTGTTGTATAAGAACATAATCTTTAGGTTTAACTGGTGTATCTATTTCTCTACCACTTTCATCAAGATTTTTTGCTCTTTTTAACATAGCATAACTTTTAAAAGCAGCTTCTAAATTTAAGTTAGGATTAGAAAATAATGGTGCAAGTATTTGTATAAGACCACCTGTTTTACCTGTAAGATTACCATTAGCATCAACAAGTTCTAAAGGTATTGTTTTTACTAAAGATGCAACTCCATCTATTACATCAGTTGGTATTCCTCTTGTAAGCATACCTTGATATACACCTCTTGATTTATCAGACATTCTTACTGATTGTTCTGCACCTGCACTTGCAAACATATTAACAAGTGTTACTTGTTCTGCTGCTGCTATAGCTTCTTCTTCTGTAAATTCTTTTTTAGTTTTAGGATTTATTCTGCCTATATAAAATTCTTTAGTTTTACCAGCTAATAATGTTTTAGTAAGGGTATCGTATTGGTCAATATATCTTTGTCTAAACTCTTTAAAGAAATTTTTAATAGATGTAATAGGGTCTTTGACAATTTCTATTACTCTTGCACCCCAAGATTGGTCAGGTAATATTTCTCCACCTGTTCTTTTAATAAACTCTTGTAGGTTATCTTGCAATCCATCAAGAGTAGGTCTTGAAAAATTAGGTATATCATCAGGTGCCTTAGCAGATAAGTCTTTATTAAAGTCTATAGCAATCTTTAAGGCTGTATCTGAGGCATTTAAATTGTAATAAGGTATTGAACCTCTAGGTGTTTGTTTAACTGTTTCTTCGGCTTCTGCTAAAGCTTCTCTTAACTGTATATTTTCTTGTATATTAGTACCTGTATCATCTCTTCTACCTCTACTAAATGTAGGTAAATCTGTATCAAATACTGATTCTTGAATAGGTTTTGTAAAATAACCTATATAGGGTAGAGCATCTTTATAGCGGTCAACTGGAGGAAAATAACCCATATTTTTATATGTATAAGGAATTTCTTTATTGTAATATTCATATACATCTGCTACTTTATAATCAGTATTCCAACCAGTTTCATCAGGTTTATTTAAAAGAAATCCAAATTCATTTTTACTTCCTCCAATAGATTCCATACTAACTATTTGAAAAGTCCATCCATCTTTTAGTGTTCCAATAATACTTGGATAATCTTTATTTTCACGACCTATTGAATCAATAAAATAACCTCCTTTTATACTAGTTAAGATACCTTGATTTCTTTCAGGACCAAATACTCCAACATCTGGTGAAATATCATTTTTTACTAATTCATTTTTTAATATAAGATTACCATCTTCATCTTCTAAAATATTATCATTTTCATCATATTGAATTTTTCGTTCTACTTTACCTTCATATAAAGTTCCATTTTTGTCTAAAATAAATTTATTTTTTAAACGACCAACAGAAGGTTTATTTTCAATATCAGTAGCTATAGGTGTAGAAGTTGCTCTACTAAATGTAGGTATATTTTGTGATGCTAAAAATCTTGCCATCCTAATATCATATTCAGATGCACTTGCAACTGTATCTTTTGTGCTTTCTAAAATATCAGGAGTAGTAGCAACTTGTACCGCATAATCTAATTTATCTTTAGTTTGGGCACTATCTCTATGTAAAGGTGCAATTTCTTTTAATTTATTTATTGGTAATTCAAAATTAAAAAATTCTTCAGTATATTCTATTCCTATATTAAATTTATTTTCATTTTTTAATGAAGTAACACCTTGTTCTTGTAAAGTTTGACCACTAGGATTAGATATATTTTGTTCTGGATTACCTTCAGGAAAATGTATAAATACAGGAACAGTTCTACCACCACCTTGTTTTATTAATGCAACTCTATGTCTGCCTTCATGGCTAATTACTTGACCATCATTTTTAATTTGTAAACTTGGCAATGAAGCATTTAATGCAGTATCTGCAATTTCTGGGTCAAATATAGCACTAGCTTTTCTTAAAGGACTTTTAACTCTAACACCAGCATCTGTAGTAAATTGTCTATTAAGAACTGTTGGACCTTCTTCCATTATGTCGTTTATATGTTCTTGGTCAAATGTTGTAAGTTTTAAAAAATCATCAACATTCATTCTTGTAACATGAGTTAAAGGTATTTCTACTCCATTATAAAAACCAACTCTATTACTACTAAAATCTCTAATCTGTTGACGATTAAAGTCCATATATGGAGGTTGTGTTTCTGTAGCTGCTCTACTAAATGTAGGTAAATCTGTATCTTTGAGTTTTGCTAATGTTTCTCTTGGTCCTATACCTCTTGTAAAATAAACTGAAGTAGGGTCTACAATATCTCCATCATTAATTAATCCTTGAATTTTGTCTACAGCATCTTCTTTTGCTTCTTGTAAGTTTTTACTATACAAACCTATAGACTTAGAATCAGTATCCATATCAACTCTAGGGTCTGTAATAATCATAGAATAATTTTCACCTCCTAGACCACCTGTATCTCTATATATTTCTACATCATATCCAAGTATTTTTCCTGCATTAATATTGCCTTCAATATATTCATCTTTTTTTATAGTAAATTTACCTATAGGCTCTTCTGTTCTGCTAAATGTAGGTAAATCTCCAGCTCTTAACTCAGCTATTTTATTCTTTTGATTTTGTATTTCTTTTTTTAATCTATTAGCAGTAGATACTGCCATCTTTTCGCTATTTAATTGTGCTTCTTTAAACTCTATACCTGCTTCTAAATTAGATATTGTTCTTTTTCTTTTTTCATTAGCAAAGTAGGCATCATCTGATTCTCTACTAAATAAAGAAACTTCTTCAGCCACACCTCTACCACCAACATCCATACCTGCAAGAGGTACACCTTCAGCTTGTAAATCTAAAGCTACTCCAGCATTTTTAAGAAATGCAGATAATTCTGTATCAAGTTTTGCAGGTAATCCTAAAATATTTCTAATAGTTTCTACAAACTCATTCCATATAGTTTTAGTAGCACCTGGTTTTGTTGGTATAGATTCTAATAGTTCTTGAAAGTTTCTATTTGTCAAACCAAATGTTAAAAACTCTGAAGAATCTGCTTTACGATTTCCACTTTGTATTCCATTGATTTTATATTGTATAAAGTTTTTTTCAAAATTTCTTAAACCATTGCTTACTTCATTTTTAGTACGCAAATTACCATTACTAAAATATACATTTACTAAATCTCTTCTTAAAGCAGGATTTAATGTAGTAGGTAAACTTGATATAAATTCATCAAAAGTTAAATTACCTTCATCAATAGAGGTAGCACCTTCATTAAATTTAGACATCATATCTCTAACATGAGTTTCAACTCTTTTTCTTTGACTAGCTAAATCTTTATATGCTTTTTGTATTTTTTTATTATTAGATTTAGCACCACCTGATACATTTTCCATTTGTGCAATAGTAGCCTGATGTATACCTTCATGTAATAGTGTTTCAAAATTAACACCATTAGAATTATTTATATACTCAGCTACAAAATTTACTGCTTCTAAAGGAGGTGTTGCTTTTATTTCTGCTACAGCTTGTGGAATATCTTTACCAAATGCATCATTTATACGCATTTCAAAATATGTTGGTCTAGGTAATACTGTATAACTTACTCTGCCTCTAAAACCTCTTGTTTTGTTTTTAGCTGAAGTTATTTCTAAAGGAAAGTCATAACCTAATTTTTTTAATGCAATTAAAGATTGATGAACTTTTGTAGCTATAATTTTATAATCTTTATTAGGTGCATTATCTTTTAACCATTTTATCATTTTTACAGAATCACCTTTGGCACGACTTCTTGGATTAAACACACCTGCTTTTTTAAGACCATCTAAAATAAATTGTCTTTCTTCTGCTTTTTCTACAAAACTCATTTCTCTTGCATTATAAATTTTATTTGGCACAGGACTTGTAGTAGGTGCAACAGGAGGAGTTGTAGGACCTGCTGGAGGCGTAGTAGTTGTAGGTGTAGGTTTTGGTATAGTTAAAGGTCTAATACCTGTAGGCTTTAGAGTTTGTCTTATTTCATCACCAGGAATTGGTGTTGGTCTAACTGCAGGTTCATCTAATTGTGAAAAGTCTGTAGCAAAGTTAAATGATTGTAATCCCTTATCTCCAATCCTAGTAGTTCTTACTACACCTCTTTCTCTTCTGCCAATCCTGCCTGATTCAATATCATTAAATATTTCTGTAGCACTCTTATATCCTGAGCTACGCATAGCTTGACCCATAGATTTAAAGAACTCAATAATCTTATTGTAGATACCTTCTACTTTAGGAGGATTATTAACTAGTAAATCTTTCTTTCTAAATAGTTCTGCTATAGCTTCTTCATAAAGAAATTCTGTAGCTTCTGTATCTGTTCTTGCTCTTGCAGAAATATCTGAATAATCAAGTTTAGCTTGTTCAAAAAAAGTTTTATTTGTATTAGGGTCTTTTTGTTGTTCTACTTGTTTTTTTAAATATTGATATTCTGCTTCAGTAATTAAATCTTTTGCACGAAGAGCATGAATCATCTCATGGTCTAATACTTTATTAAGTCTTTCTTGTATCTCTACATCGGTAGCACTACCATCAGGATTTACTGCATTAAGAGATAAGAAAATAGTATCTGTATTTTTATCATATTCTCCTCTAGCTCTTTTACCAGTTTTAGGGTCTATTAATTGACTAGGGTCGTACTTTATTTCACCTTCTATTTGTCTTAATGTAGTAGTAGAGATTATGTCATCACTAATAACAATGCCAGTATCTTTAAGACCTCTTGCATTTAATATTTTTCTTACTTCTTGTGCAAATTTATTAGTCTTGCCTTGTTCTAAAGTCTCAGCATAATTAATAGTTTTAGGTATTACTTCTGCAGGTGGCAGTAATCTTTCTTGTTTTACTGTTTCTTGTTGTATTAATTCTGCAATAGATTCAGGAGGTAACTTACCTTCTGCAGTAAGTCTTGCACCAAACTCTTCTGGTGTTTCATTAAAACCTTCTGCTCTTCTAGCTATATCAAACTCAAAGTTATCTCTTATTTTATAGTTATTAGTGCCTTCTATTTTTTCTGCTCTATTGCTATAAATTAAATCATCAAGGAATTGTTCATTCTGACCCATTTGTTTTAAGGATGCTTTATTAAAAGTCATGTTGTTGCTTTTTATATTAGCAACAAATTCTGCCATATCTTGTGCAGAATAATCTCTTGGTCTAAAGTCTGGGAAAGTTGTTCTTGAATTGAACTTAGGAAGTGAATGAAGTTTAGCCAAAAATAATTCTTTTTGACCTTGTTTCATATTTTTAAACTCAGGCGTACCTGTGTATTTTTCTGCTGCATATTGAACAGCAGGTGATTGAAAATTTAAATCTATATTTTTAGATTCAGCTATTTCTTTTATGTATTTAGCTGATGTATTTGGTTTATCTTTATCTGCAACAATAGAAGGCTCACCATTTTTTTCAGAAGCTTTAAATACTCCTTGTGCATATGCAGATGTAAATTCATTAAATTGTTTAGGCGTTAGTAATTCTTTAGCTTTTGTCATAGATAATCTAGGATAACTACGAGAAGTTTTACCTGGATTTTGTGCAACAAAACTATTTACTAAACCTCTAAGAATTACCTCTTGTTTAGAATCTTTAGGCACACTATTTATTAATTGTTGAATAGTTACATCACTAGCTCTACTATCTTCTAAACTTTGTCCTATTTCATAAGCAGTAGAACTATTAATTAGTCCTAAGTTATATGTATCGTTATCTAGTTTTGATTTTAATTTTTTATTATTAAAGTCTTTTGTTATCTTATCTCTTACTTTAATAGCTTCTATTTCTGTATCTTTTATATCAACCTGTGCAGGAGCTTCAGGATTAGTAATATCAACAACGGCAAATTGTTCTTGTGGAGTCATTACTACTTCTACTGAAGGCTCTGTTGTTAGTTCTTCAGGTGCTATAAGTTGTGGAACTATAGTAGGTGGTATATCTTGTATTTCTTCAAGAGTGCCTTGTTCCATTGCAAGGTCAGCTTTTTTTGCATTTATTAATTGAGCTTTGGTTTCATCGGCTCTTAAATTATCTTCTTCTAGTTGTTTATTTCTAACAGATTTTTTACCTGCCATACTAGATACAACTAAATCAGCAGCACCACCAATAATACCGCCAATAGTAAACTCTTCAAACATACTATCTGCTATAGGTAAGTCCTCACTATAAAGACCTCTAGCTGTTAAATCTTGTAATATACTTGCAGCTACTTCTTGTCCACCCTCAGCAGCTCCTGATTGCAATGCTGATACTAATTTTTCTTTAGCAGATAATGGTGCGTTCTTATGAACTTTGCCTAATATGTTAGCAATAGGTAATACCTCAGTTATACCTATAAGACCACCAAATAATTCAGCAGTAGTCTCAGTTAGACCACTTACATCTTCACCCATATCTCTAGCCATCTGTAGTCTATCGCCTTGTGCTGCTATACCTGTGGGTATTGCTAAAGCTGTTGGTGCTGTAAATGTTGGTGATAGTATGCCCTTAGCTGCTCCTGGTGCTTTAGCTAGTGCTCTACCTACCATACCTGCACCTAAGAATGGTCCAAATGAACCTATGCCTTCTCCTAGTTTTGTAGAAAACTTATCAGCATATGCAGGGTCTCCTGCTAATATAGAATCTTCTCTTAATCTATCTTGTAATCCTTCAAGACCTTTATATAAGTTACTGTCGTTGCCAATATCAAATAAACCAACAATACCTGTAGGCACATCTAAAGCTAATCCAGCAGCACCTCTTGGTATTGCTTTTACAAACTCACCTACTTGTCCTAATGCTGATGTTTGATTTATATCAATGCCATATTTATCTTTAACAACTTCAGCTAATTGTAGTCTTATTTCGGGGTCTAAATTATCAGGAATTTTTATTTTTTTTCCTTCGCCAATATCATATTCAGCCATAATTTATTATCCTACTTCTTGGACTAAACCTAATAATTCATCTCTTTTATCTTTTTCAGCAACTGTTATTCCTTGTAATTGTTGTATTCTTTTAAGTAATGCAGCTTCTCTTACTTTTGCTTCGTCTGGTGTTAAAACTCCAGAATCAACTAAATCATTTAAAGATTGATACTGTTTAATAGCAATATCTAATGGCATATTAGCTACATCTGCTTCATATTTAGCAGTTTGTGCTTCTAATAATCTACCTTGTAAGCCTTGTAATTCTGAAGCTTGTTCTGCTGATTTAATTCCAAAGTAAGCATCAGATATACCACTACTTAATTCTCCTAAATTTCTAGCAGAACCTATGGCACCACCAAGACCTATTAACATATCTGCTCCGCGAGAAGATTTTACAAAGTCTTTAAATCTTTGACCTAATCCCTTATCTTTATCTGCATTTGCATCACCAGTATTTACATCTTTAAGAACTTGTTTTTGTGATTCTTCAGTTTGTGTTTGTACTGTTATTGGATTTATTTCTTCTTCATCTAATAATGCTTCAATACCTAATTTAGTTGAACCTACAATAGGTAATGCTGCTACACCAGTTCTTCCAAAACTAAATGCTCTTTCAGGTATATCTTTACCTGTAGCAGTATCAATCATTTTAGATGTTTTTGTTTTTGGGTCTATTACTTTTCTTTGTCCTACTTTTAAACCACCTTGTAAAGCTGGATTAGGAACTGTATAAGTTTTTTGCACACCACTTTTAATTGCAGGTGCAACTTTTTTAGCTGCTGCTACAACTTTAGGCAATAGTGCAATACCTCCTTTTACTGCAGAACCAAGAACAACACCTACACCTGGAATAAAAAATGTTGCATTAGCAGCTAATGATAAAGCATCTGTTGGATTTTCTTTTGCCCAATTTATTGCTTTACTTAAAACTCCTGGTTCATTATTTACATCTTGATTTTGCATTGGATTAACAAATGTTGAAGATAAACTATCTGTACCTGCTCCTATACCACCACCTGCTTGATAGCCTGTTAATCCACCACTAGCAGCAGTCATTAAAGGAGAGGGCGGAGCCATGTTACCCATTTCACCCGATTGGAAAGCGTTTGGTATATCAGATGATTGAGCCATAGCTCCTAAACCAGATGGACTTCCTGCAAATTCTGCTACTAATTCATCAGATACTGTTGTATCTGGTTTAGGCTGTTGTGCAGCATACATTTTTTCCATTTGTGTTCTTCGTTGTATTTCAGATAATACTAAATAAGAAGGATAAGTAGAGTTAGGGTCTTGCGACATTTGTATTAACTGTTCTTTTGGAAAATCCTCTAATTCATTTGCTAGTTCTACTAAATTTGACATTAACTCATTCCTTTATATAAACCCAGTCCTTGTAATCCCATGCCTAAAGCTGATTGGAATAATCCTGGTTGTTGTTGAAAAGTGCTTATTTGTTGATTAGGTTGTACAGGCACACCTCTTAATAATCCACCTAAAAATCCTAATTGTTGTTGACCAAATCCTTGTTGTCTTAAAAAGTCTTGATAACCCATATCCATAGATGCTTGTTGCATCGCTCTTTGTTGTGAACCTATACCTTGTAATGCTGCTATTCTTTGTCTTACATCATCTTGTATATCTCCACCAACATTTCTAAGAGCATCTACAGATGCCAAACCATATCGTTGAGACATATCATAAGCTGATTGACCAAATTTTTCTTGTGCTTGTCTAGCAGCTTCTTGGGCTTTAAATCTTTCAATATCTTGTTTACCTTGTTCTTGAAATGATTTTTCAGTCATAGCATATGCACTTTGCATATATTTTTCTTGTGCTTGTCTTGCTGCTTCATTTTGTTGTGCTGCTGTTAATCCTAACTTAGCTGCTGCTTGTTTTGCAGCTTCACCTGCTTGGTATCTTTTTAAATCTATTTCTGCTTGTTTCTGATATGAGCCTTCTGTTAATTGGAATCCGCTTTGTGCAAACTTTTCTTGTGCTTGACGAGAAGATTCTGTTTGAGCAAATGCAGACTGTCTATATTGTTCTTGGGCTTGTCTGGCTGCTTGATTTTGTTGTCTAGCAGTCATACCCATTTCTGCTGCTCTTTGTCTAGCTTGTTCACTAACTTGAAAAGCTTGTTGTTGCATTTGTTCTTCTGCTTGTCTTGCTTGTTCTTCTGCAGTAAATTGTTGCAGACCAAATCTTGAAGCATCTAATCCTGTTGCTCTTTCTGCTGCAAGTTGTGCTTGTGCTGATTGAAAACCTGCTTGACTACCTTTTGCTTGAATATCATCAAGTTGTTGACCTAAATTACGTTCTCTTTCTGCTTGTAAAATAGCTTCACGATAACCACCTAAACCACCAGACATAGCTGCTGCATCAGCAGTTTTATCGCCCATCATTTCTGATTGTCTTGTTGCTTCTCTTTTTTGTATATCAGTTACAGCTTGTTGGTATGGAGACATAAATCTATTTATGTTTTCTTCATATCCTAATGGTGTATAAGCTGGACCTACTTGTCCTGCTTGATATTGAGATGCTCTAGCAAATGGATTGTAAGTAGAAAAATTATCTTGTGCTCTATATCCAGATTGTAATCCTTGTGCTTGAAAACCTGGTTGATATGATTGTGCATCATAAGCTTCTCTTTGTTGTCCTGCTTGATAATTAGAACCTACTAAACCAGCTTGATAACCAGAACCATATCCTTGTGCATCATATGTATTGCCTAAGTAATCAGCTTGATAACCAGAACCATATGGTCCACCTAACATAGCAGCTCTTTGTGAAGCTAGTTGATATTCTGGTGGAGTTCCTGCTTGTGCATAACCTCTAGTCATGCCTTGACTAGCTAATTCATCAGGAGAAAAATACGCTATTCTTTCTCCACCATATGGAGTGTATGGTTGATTAGATTCTGCTTCTCCTCTTTTTAAGAGTCGCTCAAAATATGGTTGTACATATTCTGGTAAATCTGTATTTACTACTTTTGTTTCTGTTGGTGCTGATGAACCGCCGCTTCTTCCGCCCATTAATTATTCTCCTTAAATTCATATTCAAAAAAGATTGCTGTTTTTTCCCATCCTTCTCTATCTTTAATCCAATTCCAAAAACCTGCTCTACCAATACCTTCTATGCCTACACATTCGTTATTTTTAGCCCATTTATTTATAACTTCAAGACCTCTATTAATCCAATCATTCATTTTTTTACCACCAATATGGTCTATATTTAACATTCTTTTACCAGTTGGATATTCGACTATTTTTGTTATAGAACATCCAAATATATCTAATGTTTCTTTATCAAATATAATCCATAAAGAAGCTTTTCTATTTAAACAATCATAAAATATATCTTCAGGTAAAGCTCTACCATTAGAACGATTACAAGATTTTTGCAAATGTTTTTCACATTGTTCCCAAACTAAAGTTAATTTATCTTCTGGCACAAGTGATATTTCAAAATCATGTTCTGTTTCTAGTTCTATTTTTTCTGCTACTTGATTCATGCTGGTAATACCTCTTCTGGATTAAGTGGTGGAGCCTGTGTTTTGCCACCAGTTTTAGCCATTCTAACTCTATCTAACATACCATCTAGTTGTTTAGAACCTGCATCAGAACTACCATCGCCTAACATAGATACAACATCTGCTGGAATAATATATTCATCTTGTGATACAGCAGCTATAGGTTTACTGCCTATATTCATAGGTAAATCATCTGCCATGCCACTATTACCAACACCTTCTATCAATCCTTCTGTTTGCACATCTGGATTACCTGCAGCTTGTTTTAATATCATATCTCTTAACATCATAAGTTGTTCTTGACCATACTTAATAATAAACTCATTTATAATTTCATTATTATCTGTTTCACCAAGAATAAACTGTATAACTTCTTGAACTATAGGGTCTTGCATCATCATATCTGTTGATTGACCAGTAGGCATAGGAATATTTATATCTTGACCTTCTTGATAACCCATTGCTTCTACAGCTTCTCTACCTTTTTCTGTTTTAGCTAAAGCTCTTAATCCTTCATTAGGTAATTCTTTATCAGTATTTTTACCTTCTGCAAACATAGCTGTTCTAAACATATCATTTCTACCACCACCTGGTCCGCCTATAGACATAGGTGGTTGCATAGGAGGTCTTTGCACAGGTGTATTAGCTGGTGCTGCTGGAGTTGGAAGAGTTGGAGGTGTTACAGGAGGTGTTACAGGAGGTGTAAATGTAACTGGATTTTCATTAATCATTGGAGGTATTCTTTGTTCTTCATTTATTCTGTCTATAAACATTTCATCACGCATAGCATCTCTATCTTCTAAACCTCTAATCATAGGAGGAGTTATTGGAGTCTTTATTCTACTAAAATCAGGTATTTTTACATCTGCTCCACCTTCAATAGGTATTGTTATTGTAGGAGGTGGTGTATTAACTGGAGGTTGTGCTGGTCTACCAACTGCAACAGGATTAACAAAATCATCTGGTGGACTTATAGGTCTTATATTTCTAGTTCTACCTTTACGACCTATACCATCATCAATAGGTGGGTCTATAGGTCCATCTGGTGGAGGCGTATCATTTATATCATCTGGTGGTGGTGGTATGTAAACTGGAGGTGGTGCAAAGTATGGTTGTATAGGCTGTTGTGTAAATCTTGCATATGGATTAATCATGCCACTCATTTGAGGATTACCATAAAAACTTCTATAACTTGGTGTTTGCATAAAAGGATTGCCATAACCACCAAATGTTGGAGGCGGCATGAATCTACTTGGAGGTGATAATGGTTGTAATCTTTGTGGTCTAAATCCTCTATAATTTTGAGAGGGCATAGAATAATTTTGAGAAGGTATAGAATAACTATATGATTCCATTTGTGGATTACTACTATCTTCTATATCTCCAGCATATCTTGTTAAATAACTTTTTGGGTCATTTCCTTTAAAGTATCTGTTTTCAGGAGAAAAACCTGCCATAAATCCAGGTGTAATTCGTCTAGTTTGTCTAGTAGTAGTTGGGTAACTATTTTGCATTGGATTATAATTCATATTCATTATTGGGTCATAGTTTGAATAAATATTACGACCTCCTTGATAACCTGTTGTACCACCATCTGCAAAATTAGTGCTACCACCTGTAGCTACTGGTATTTGCTCAGGGTATCTTTCATACATTAATCTTTTGCGTTCTTCTTCATCTACATTCATTTGTCTTAACATTGCTTCAAATTCATCTTGTGATTGCATTACAGCTCCAGTACCTGCTGTAGTTGCTGCTAACATACCAGTTGGTTTCATTGCTGCTCCTGCTAATGATTGCATACCTGCATCAAGACCTCTATTGCCAAACATAGTTTTTAATGATTCACCAGGAGTAAATCCTCTAAATCCAGCTTCTGTAGTTAATTTTGCTCCTTCTTGTGCAGCACTTATTGCAGCATCTTTTGCTGCTGTTTGTGTTGCTATATCTGCACCAGTAGTTGCTGCTTGTGTTGCTGCATCTGCACCTACTGCAGCTTCTGCACCACCACTTAAAGCTTTTGTGCCTAATCCTGCTGTAAGACCTGATAGTAATGCTTTACTTCCAGAACCACCTGTTTGTGCATATGTAGCTAAACCTGCTCCTATACCTGCCATAGCTCCTGCTGATAATCCACCAATGCCTAATGCAGCAAAAGCACTAGGTGCTAATAAACTACCTAACATAGGTGCTAAGAAAGGTAAGAAAGCTTCTGGTTGTCCTGTATCTGGATTTATTGTTATAGGCATAGCAGATGCTAATCCTTTAACTTCTGCAGGATTTACATGAAGTAACATAGAATCGCCAAAACGACCTTGTGCTGCTACATTTTTGGTTTGTTGTTTTATATCCATATTTATCTATCTTCCTCTTTGGTTTCGCAACCAAACATATTGAAACTCATATCTACTGCACTTGTATAAACTTTTACAACATCTGTCTGATTTAATGTTATACCTAAAACTATTGATAATGAATCATTTGCTGCTACTGATTTATCATAAAAAAGAAATTGTTTATCGTCTGCACCTGCACCAGCTACATGAACACTTAATCTAAATGTTATTGCAGACCCTGTTCTATTTGCTGCAACTATAGAACTAACTGTTGTTTGTGTCATATTTGGACAAGTATAAAGTGTAGTTGTTGTTGTTGCTGCAGGGTCAACTTGACCTAATACTTTTAAATTATCAGCCATGTTTCATTCCCATTAATAAAAATTGATGTCTTTTTAGTCCTTTACTTACTACGACACTTTGTAATTTTTGTAGTTTGTCTAATTCTATAGCTAAATCTTGTATTGCTTGTTCCATTATTCTTCTTGTAACTGCCTCATCTGCGGAACTATATTCTTGCTGTGCTAAAGGTAATGCTATTGATTTAGGATTTGCCATTATCTTTTACCATCTGGTCTTATATCTAATCTTAAATCACCAAGTCTCCAACCATAATCATTTGATGAATTAGATACTCTAATAGCACATTGTCTGCTTCTAGCTCTTGTATTAGTAAATGTTGAAGCTGGTGTAACTGATACAGTAGATAAAGTAGATAAATCTTCTAATGGATAATTTCTACCTTTAATTGTAATAGTTACATCATCAGATGTAGATTGTTGGTCTCTAAATTGTACATCAGGAATTATTTTATTTACTGCTATAAATTTTTCTCCATCTGGGTCTAAGTCAAAATCGCTTGATTCTATATATGCAGTAAAATTACTACCATCGTCTCCATGACCTATTTCATGTGCAAAAATATAATTATTATTAGACGTACTGTCGTTTTTACTAGCTGCTATTGGATTATCTAATATTAAAGCAGAATCCCAAGCAGTTCTTACAAAATTATCTGATGTTGTGCCAATAGACCATACATTTTCTAAATAATTATACATAACATATTTATCTACTTCTAAGCTACTTCCTGATGGATAGAACCACATTATTTCATTAGCACTATCATTAACTGCACCAAATATTTTAAATGATTGTGTTTGATTTAAATCACTTAAAACATAATCTAATACTGTGCAAGGTAATCTTTGAGCACTACCTGAATAACTATAAAAACCACCATTATCCATAAAGTAAACTTGATTATTAGCATTAACTGCTGCATTAGGGGATATTAAAGATGGACCATGTGCTACTTCATTAAATGAAAATACAAATGGTGCTCCTACAAATCTCATAGAAACTATACCTGCATCTGTCCAAATAAGTATTTCTTGTCTTGTTCTAAGTGCACCTATAATTGTAGACCCCATTGATAGTTGTACACCACCAGCCTGATTGGTTGCAGTTGGTGTCCAATCTATAATACTTTCTGTATCTGAAAATCTTACTAATAAAGGGTCAATAGTTGTAGAACCTATAGGATTACATCCAAAAGCTATTGCGTGTTTATCTACATCAGAAACCATAACTTGTAATACTGCTGTTGGAACATCACTAGCATTACTTAAACTTGTTGCATTTACTGCTCTTGTGCTAGTTCCTGATGATTCATCCCAATAAAAAATGCCACCAGCTCTTGGATTTAAAATAACATCATCACCAAAATTATCTATAGACCATAATCTTAATTGATTAGTAAGAGATAAATCAGTAGCAGAACTCCAACTTCCAGCACCCCAAGTTCCTGCACCCCAACCTGTTGAACGAACATAAACATCAAGACCTGTATTTATTTGATAAGCTGCATCTGCACCAGAACCACCAGTACCGCTTTCATCGCTTGAATTAGCTGTTGCAGTAGCTGTAAAAGTAAATGTATCTACGCTTGGTACTGCAGTTATTTGATATTCTTGATTTAATACAGCAGCAGTAATATTGCCGCCTAAAGATACTGCACCACTTATAGTTACAAAATCTCCTATAACAGCACCATGAGCATCATCAGTTGCAGTTATAGTAGTGCTGCCATCAGTAGCAGAAAAAACAATACCATTAGTAGTCGTGGCTCGTATGGGGGTAACATCACTATAAGCGTTTCCTTCTAATACATAAAATTTTTGATGAGTACCTAAAGTAATATAATTTGTACCACTAGATGCTCTATACACAAATATTTTTCTAGCTGTACCTATAAAACTATCTGTGCTTTGTTTTTGCCAACCACCTATTCTTTCGGGTCTACCTTTACGAAATCTAACTTTATCTGCGTCAAACCAGCCACCTTCATTACTATAATTAGTACCTTCTTTGTTTATACCTGGTCTAAATACATATTTGGCTAATGTCATATTTAAACCTCATGCCATTCTTTGCCTTCAAATAATAAGGCTTCTGCTTCTCTTCTTCTTACTAAACCTTGTTTTACTTGACCACCAGCTTTATTCCATCTTTTTATTTGATTTGGCACATCATTCCAATCTTTATTATTTAATTTTTGTAAGAGTGTACTGCTAGAAAGATTTGATGGACCTAAATTAAAAACCCATGATACAAGTGAATCAAATTCATTTTGTTTTAAATCAGATTTTACCATGTCATTAATATATCCTTCGTATTCATCCATCTCATGTAACAATAAACTATCAGCTTCTTCTTGTGTAATAGTATCGCCTTCTTTAACACCTTTGGTTGAACCATATCCTATTGTTAAAACATTAGCTGCACAACGATAAGCTTCAAGTTCACAACCCTCAAACTTTTTAATTAAAGATAAACCTTCTTGTGATATTTTCATATTACTGTTCCTTTTTAGTTGTAGTAACTGTTTTATAATACACAACAACTTCTTTAAGTTCATTTATATACCTTTTAAGTTCCTGCATATTGTAAGCCATTACCTCATAATCAGGTATTGTCATGGCTAAAAATACAAGTTCGCCTTCTTGTTTTTCTATTCTTGCAAGTTGTTCTTCCCAGTTTTCAGGAGTAACAACAATCCACATAGGTTCTTTTAAATCTATTTCTCTAGGCATAATAGGTTGAACTATTGTCCTATCTAGTGGTTTTGCTGTAACTTGTATTTCTTTAGTTGGAATTAGGCTGCAACTGCAGACCATCATCAAGGTCGTCAACAACATTGCTGATTTCTTCGATTTCTTCCATAATGTGTTTTGTACCATTATTTATTTTCCTTTCCATTTCTACTGGGTCTGCCAGTATTTTTGCAGATAATTCATAGTCTTTTATAAACTGTGTATATCTATTAAGCTCTCTTTGTGCTGCTTGACTTTTAATTACAAGGTCATTTAATTGTCCTGTTTGTAATTCAAAGTCTGCTTGTATAGATTGTATTGCTTCTTCTTGTGTAGCTATAGCATCTTCTAAAGCTATGTTATTAGCTTTTAAAGTTATGTTTTCGTTATATAACCAATAACTACCAAAACCTAAAATTAAAATTATGCCTATTAATATTTGTTGCATTAAATATCCTCAATAATGTAATTTAGACCTGATGCACTTCTATATTCTATTAATCTATTATTTTCATCACGAAATTTAAGATGTTTTTCTTTTTGTACTAATATTTTTTTTGTTATATAACTTCGGTCATCTGAATCACCATATTCTTTATTAAAAGATACAGTAACTTTATATCGTGTTTTAAATAACTTTATAATCCATTTAATAATTAATTTAATTGTATTCATCTTAATTAATTATAGTATATATTTGTATAGGTTTTTCTTTGCCTTTTACATATATATTTTTTAGTTCTTTTAATATAATTTCAGAATTAAAATTTTCTGAGTTAATAGTGTTATAACCTATAACAATATCTTCTCCAACTTCTTTAGTAGAACTTTCTAATCTTGCTGCTAAATTAACAGCATCACCTATAGCTGTATAATCAAATCTTGTTTCGCTTCCCATGTTACCAATAACAGCATAACCAGTATTAACACCTACTCCTATTTCTACATCAATATTAGCTTGTTTAATTTTATCTTGAATTTCTTTTGCACATAATACTGCAGCAGTTTCATGGTCTGGTAAATCTAATGGTGCATTAAATATAGCCATCATTGCATCACCAATATACTTATCTACCATACCTCCATACTCTTTTACTGCATTTGCTTGTATTGTTAAAGCTTTATTCATAATTTTAGTAACTTCTTCTGGCTCTAGCTTTTCAGACATAGCAGTAAAACCTCTTACATCTGTAAATAAAAATGTGCAGTATCTTCTTTCACCACCTAATACTAATGAATCTGGATTATCTTGAAGTTTTTTAACTTGTCTTGGGTCAAGATAATGCTCAAATTGTTTTTTAATTTGTTGTCTTAACTTGTATTGTTCTCTAAATCTTAAATAAAAACCTATTGATGCTGTTATAAATTGTGAAATTAATGTCCAACTTACATCTATTAATATTCCACGCTGTATAAGATAGTGTCCAAAAAATATTGTTAAAAAGAATAATATACTGGTAAATGTTATTCCTAGCGTCATTCCAAAAATATTTACACATAACCAGACAAAAGTTACTGTTATCACTAAAATTAATAGTTCAACAGCTAAATGCCAATCAGGTATATAAGGACTATCTTGTATAAGTATTGATTCTGCTAGTGCTGCTTGTATTTTATGTGGTTCTAATAAACCAACAGGAGTTGCAACTTGTGGCATTACTCCATTAGCCGTAACTCCAATAAATACAAACTTACCATTTACATCCATTTCTTTTAAATTAGTTTGTTCTGTATCTATCCAACTAATCCATTTGCGACCAAGGCTATCTGTTTTAACTGGTGGTATTCCTCTGATTGATATTTCTTCTATACCATTATCATTAGTTTTTATAATATATGTTTTTACACCAAATAAAGCTTTGTATATTTGTGTGCCAAAACTAGGAATCCAATTATTATTAGGTGTTTTAACTAAAAGAGGTATTCTTCTTACAAGTTGGTCAACTTCGGTGGGAGCAATGGCTAGACCCTGTAATGTATTATTTTTAAGAGTGTTCAGGTTTTCCTTAACTCCCAAAGATACTATACCACCATTATCTTCACCTTTCACTACAGTTCCTGTTGGCTTAGGATAATTACCTTTACCATCTTCAAACATAGCTATAACAGAAGGTGCATATCCTAAAGACCTTCCAAAATCTTCATCACCACCCATTCTGTCTGCTTGTGGAAAAGATATAACCCAACCAACTCCTAAAGCACCTTTACCAATAATTTCCATTTGTATATTAGCTAATCTTTTTCTAGGTAATGGATAGCCACCTTCACGTTCTACATCTTCTTCTGTTATATTTAGTATGACAAAATTACCTGATGGTTCTGGTGTTTTTGTAAATGAATCAAATACTTTTAGTTTTAATATTTCTGTAGGTGTTGACTGATATATTAATGGCAGTAAAAGTATTATAAGTATTGGTAATATTAATTTTTTCATTAATCACTTTGAGTTATTGTTATTGTAGAATCACTACCACCATTAACTTTTATTATGTTAGAAATGCCATCTTGTATAAATATTACTGTGTAAGCATTATTTCCATCTAAATCTAACTGTACGCTTTCGCTAACACTTCTTCTTAAACTAACAACTTGTCCTGTAATTATAGTTGTTATCTGTGTATCTGGGTCTTTACCTAATAATGTTCCTGATATTTGTGTACTTGTAGCCTGTGCTAATTGGTCCTCTTCTTCAGCTATAGCTAATCCATCTAAAACATTTAATAAATCTTCTAAATAATTTACATCAAGATAATTTATGTCTAGTTCTGTAAATTCTAAACTATCTTCTTTTAAATAATCTTCTGCAAGATAGTCTATATCTAAGTCATTAAAATCAAGTACGCTATCTGTTTGTGTGCTTGTAGCTTCTTCTTCTATAACAGTTTCTTCTTTAGGAGGCGTAACAATTAACATATTGTCTATTACATCTAATGTTAAATCTAATATAACTGGTTTGCTTGGTGCTGATTCAAATACACTTACTGTAGTTGCTTCGTAAGGTTTGTTAAGTAAAACTGTTCCCATAGCAGTAACTACTTCTATTTCGCCACTAGAGAGCCCTAGAGAGTCTGGTAGCAGTATTATAAGGCTACGACCTAATTCATCTACTGTAGCCGTAAAATCAGTCCCACGAATAGCTATATTAGCTGTAGGTGTTTTAAGAGATATGTTTTGTTTATCTATACGATTTAAATTGCCTGTAATAAATCTTGCTGTACCAAGACCAAAGGTAAGAGCCATTTTTGCTTTAGATGGGTCAGGGTCATAAATGTATTCATCTATTAATAGTTGTGAGTGTTCAGTAAGCTTTACAATAGAATCATCAAGAAATGTAATAGCCATTCTTCCATTAGTAGTAATAGCTTCATCATTACTTTGTATAGAAAATTTTAATTCGGCATCTAATGGTTTATCTCTTACTATTTGTGCTGAACCATTTAGTTCAGATATATCTCCAATATTAACAGCTTGTGCTTGTACCTTGGTCGTTTTGGATAACGCAAACAGTAGAAGCAGCATTGCCACCGATTGATATAATTTTAAGCCAGTCATTATCTTGGGTACTCAGTTGTTGTATGTTAAAAGTTCTTTGACCGCCTGTATGGTCTAGCCAAAAATATCCACCTGCTGAAGCATTAACACCAGTACCTGTATAATTTACTGTATTATCAGAACCATCTATATCCATATAGTTTGTAGCACCATCAATATTTATATTTGATGTTACTGTGTTGCTAGAACCTTGAATAATCCAATCTAAATTTAAATTTGCTGCTATTGCTGTAGTACCTTGATTTAAGGTAAATGTATTACTACTACCTGTAACTGCTATATTTTGGTCAGAACCTGCAGAACTATATGTATT